GCCAGCAATGGCAGTAATCTTATTCCCAGATACACCACCAAATATAGACCCTGAAACAAGTCCGTTAAAAATGTACGAACCCGTGTCCACATAAGTTTCATGGTCGTCAATGTCTGAGGCGAGTTGTGTGTATTCACCACCAATCTCCTTTACAATATCTTTAAGAAAATCCATAGTTTAATCAAAAAAACAAGAAATAGTTATTCTGTATTTTGGAGCATCAACCGACTGCGGCCGAATCGCATGTGGGATGTCCCCATCGAATAGAAGTATTCTACCAGGAACATACAATGATGTAAATGCTACATCTTTAAGATCTTCGCTGTAGAAAAAAGTTTCACCATACCATCCATCTTTCCACTCAAGATTTACATAATATAAAATACCTCTTGTGTAACAATGAGTGTGGATTAAGTGAACATCACTTGATCGAACATAATTTACTACTGCTCTAGAAAATTTATTATATGTGAACCATGGAGTATCATCAATAGCAGCTTGAAAGTATTTCCATAATCCACACTTCTCTAGATCATCAAAACCCCAGTCGCCGTAGAGATTCTGATAATTAAGGTCATTAACGTGTTGATCTCTCCAACCCAATCTTAGGTTTGATTCTAAAGCGTAATGTAAAGTTTGACCTCGGTCGTGACGGTGAACGACATCATCATATACTTTAATATTCATCAGATACCCAACAATTTACGTTGACGTTCAAAATATCCTCGGAGAATCCAAGAACTACTATTCATTTTATCATCCCCGCCAACGCCAAATTCAAACTGGACTCGGGGATTGTCTCCATACATATCGAGTTCTGGTGTATTGCCTGATCCACGATCACCACCGTTGCAAAATACAACAGTCTCTGCAATTTCTAGACACTTAGCAATTGCGCCACATGCAGATCCAACCTCATCGTCTGGAACAGTAACAACTGCATCTACCATATTGAGATGACGTACAATCTCTGCACGTTCAACCCAAGATAAAAAGTATTGACCTTTCTTTGCAGTCAACCATTCATTAGTATTCAGTCCCACTACAAGATAGTCAGAAAAATCTTTCGCTCTCTTGAAGTAAGATATATGACCACTATGAATAGGGTCAAATCCCCCTGTAACCAGACTCACTTTTTCAAAAAACATTAGATAACAAAACCAAACTTCTCTCTAGCAATTTTTTTATATGGACCGCCAGGATTCTCCTCGCGGATTTGCTTGATAGTATTTAGTTTCTGATAAAGAGCTGCATCACCACCCAAACGCAGGGCGCTAACGATGGTATTCAATTCTTTATCGTTGATAGGAAGATCCATATTTTTTGTGTTGGTGAGATAATTATACAAGAATTGGTTCGCTTTTGCAAACAGATTATTTAGTCTCGATACGAATGTTGAATGCGATTGTCATTCTGGGTTCAAGACATTTGTGAGTGGACACGTAGTGTTGTAGAGTGCAAGGAAAAATTATCAATTGATTGTTCTTAGGTTGATAAGCCCACTGTTCATAATAAAAAGATTGCTCTTCAGTTTTTCTATAAAGTTGTTTATCTATGAAGTAAAGATTTTGACTGGATGGATTCATAAAAATCAAATCAGTCTCTTCACACCCATCTAAGAAAATAACACCTGCAAATTCATTCCTTCTTTCAATAGAACCTAAGTGTGTATGCAGTTCTTGACCAGTATTTTGTTCATAAAAATTCCACCAGAAGGCATGAATTTCATATGAATGTTCTGTCAGTCCCAGTTCTATGGTAAATTTTTCATATTCTTCTCCAATTTCATCAAGTGGATAATTAATATTATGTTTTTGATGAATAGAAGTCTTGCAAGAACAATTAACCCCAGGATTTTGATAATCATTTAAAATATCTAAATGTATATCTCCAACCAATTTTTGATAAGTCCTATCCGATAAAAAATTATCACATACCCAGAAAGGAACTCCAAATAAATTTTTCATTCTCTAAGTTCGATATTGAAACTAATAGTAATTCTAGGCGTATCGAATCTATGTGCAGGAACGTAGTGTGACAGATATGATGGAAAAAATATAATTTGATTGTCTCTTGGTCCATGAACATACTTACTCATAACATAAGAATGTTCTGGAATATTTTTATGAATTTTAGCAACAGGATGGTGTGTATCATAACTATGATAGTTTAACCAATTTTGAGATGGATTGGAAAAAACTATTCTTGTATTATCAGTTCCTTTTAAAAAATATACACCACTGAACATACAGTTCGGTGTACCCAAGTGTGTATGCGGTTCTTGATTTTGACCTTTAGTGTAAAAGTTATACCAAGGACGTATCAACTCATATTGATGTTCTGAAAGATATAACTGTGATGAGAATTCTTCATATGCTTCTTTAAAAGAAAACATAGGATAAGTCACACTATCATCTCTTTGAGCAGAAGTGTTTACCAAACAGTCCCACTGTGAATTTACATATCCTTCGTTATTTGAAATATCTTCTAGTATTTGATTATGAAGATCTTTAACTGCATTTTCAGACAAAAAATTATCTATACCAAAAAATGGAGTTGGGAATAAAAAATTCATGCGAAGAATGATTCCAAACTTACTTTCTTTTCTACAGACCAACCAATAGCATTGAGAATAATCTTCATCGGTTCTACAAAAGATTTGTTGAACTGTGCATCGTAATCAATATACTTTTCAAGATCTAGTTCTTTCGGAAACTCTTGGATGAAAGAGAAAACATTCTCTTGAATAGTATTAGGTGTTTTCAAATAACAGAACTTGATCTTCTCACCACTCTGGATTGCTGCATACTTCTTATCAAGTCCAGCCTTCTTAGTGTAGTGATTGTAGAGGATTGCACCACGAACATGGATGGGACAACCTTTATTATACATGTCAGTCCGAGATTCCCACTTCTTAATTTCAGACACACTACGAGGGAATGCAATTTCATCTGGTCGAAGTTTCTTAAACTCTTTACGAGCGTTCTCGATGAAGTCAATGACATCATCCTCTTCCTTTGTCATGATGATCTCAAGTGCATCTTTAATGTATTGACGACAAGGTGCAGGGGTTGAGGTTTTGATTGCCTCAATACCCATCATCTTCAGTTTGGGTTTCTCATAACGAACACCCTCACTGTCCCACACACGAAGGATATAACGTTTCTTACCTGTCCAGATCCCACGTTCCGCGATGTTCTCGCGTTTCATCACCATTTTGTTTTCGTAGGCGTTGAGGTAGTCGGCCAATTCTTCGTAAGAACTTTCAATATACTTTTCAAGTTCCATGTGACTGACCTTATCAAGGAAATTGACAATCTCCTCAGTAGACGCCTCTCTCCCTTTGAATACAGCGTCAACAAAAGGACCCATATTAAGATAAATGGAATCGGTATCAATAGCAATGACATAATCTACTCCATCAGATTTCAAGACTTTGTTCAGATAACTATTCATCTTCTCTTCGATCCACTGAATCGATACCTGTCCCGATAGAGTGATCGCCTCTGCATTTGCAAGTTTGTAGTATCGAAAATACTCATTACCAATCGCACCATAAGCAGAGTTAAGTGCAATCTTTTTGGCCATCTGAATATTGTCACAACGTGAGATCTCCTTCTCCAATGCTTTGGTAGGAGTTTTCTCATAGGCTTTCTTCGCCTCGATCATCTTCTTCTTGAAGATAACACGTTCGCTATACATCTTCTCCATAAGTTCTGGTAGGAACCCACGGACATCCTTGCGATACATTGCACCATTAGCACAGACCGCACTGTCTTTATACATCTCAAAGGTAAGTTCTTTCTTTAGAACTTTATCAACAGTCACACTGGGGTGACGTTGTTCAATCAAAGTCTCTGGTGAGATGTTGTACTGCATGATCAAGTGAGGATACAGTGAGTTAAGGTCAAAGTTGACTACCCACTCGTATGCACCTGGGATGGGTTCTTTCACGAACGCACCCGCATACTTTTCACTCTTACTATTGCGTTCCTTCTGCGGAATCACAATATTCTTCTTAAGAAGATAGTTGTAGATAATAGCATCCCAGGTTCGTACCTGATATGCAATGTCATTGAAGTTCACCTTAGCGTCAAACGCACGGGTGAAACACAAGTCAATCAGACGTAGTTTATCCTCAAGACGGTCAACCAGTTCCACGTCAACGATGTTGTATTCAACAAACTTCTGCCAATCGTTTGTATAGAACTCTCGGAAGGTATCATATTCAGAGTGATCCAGTTTGTTCTGACCCAACTCCATGAAGGCGATATGATCCAATCGATAACTCTCTTGGTTTGGGGTTGCAGGAGACTTCTTATACAGGTCCAGGTAGTCCAGAATAGACACACCCGCAATCTCTGTACTGAGTTGTTTCCGACCCATGATCGTAACCTCTTTGACACGCACCACATTCCACGGAGAGAGACGTTTGGCGTACTTCTCTCCCATAAGACGGGTAATCCTACCAACCAGGTAGGGCATGTCATACAGTTCGTTGTTCCACCCCGTGACGACCTCTGGCGTGTTATTCTGCCACCAGTCCATGAACTTGGTGATGAGTTCATACTCACCATCACAGTACACAAATCTGACATTCTTCTGATCAACCTTTGCGGGACGAGATCCAAAGGTAGTAATCTGTTTAGTATTATAATCCTGAACTGTAATCAGTAGAAGTTCTTCAGCACAGTTGAATACATCGGGGAATCCACTCTCCGCTGCAACCTCAATATCAATTGTAATAACTTTGATCTTTGAGATATCAAATTTGATTTCGTCCTCAGGATAATTCTGAGCAATATATTGATACACGAATCGGTCATTCCCATAGACCTTAAATCCATTCACATCATTATACTTGTCCAAGAATTCACGACACTCTCGGATAGTACCAGGGCGAATGGGTTCTACATCTTGACCATCAAGGGTTTTATATTTACTCTCTCGTTTCGACGGAACGAAGAACCTAGGTTGGAAGGGTTCGCGTTTCGTGAAGTGTTTGCCGTTTTCATATCCACGGACAAGGATATCATTACCAAGGAGAACAACGCTCGTGTAGAACTTCATTTAGTGAGGGTCAAATAATCATTAAGTAGGTCATCTTTGGGGTCAACCAAAGTCAAGATCTTATCCGATGAAATCATAATGTCATCGGTCTGGTCAGTCAAGTTTTCTAACCAAGGCCGAAGACCATCCACAACATGTGGACGAATCAAACGACAATCTGGTTCACCGAGTTCAGAAACAACTTGACCAATTTTTGAAATAAGGGTTGTTCCGTCAACCAGAACAATTACCTGAATTAAATCATCCATTTAATACCTCAAAGTTATCTACAAGTGTTTCGCCTTCTTCGGGTTCATCACCCATCCTTTCCTGATAGGAATTGAGAATGTCTTCTTTAGGAGTAGTAAAAGACACAATCCAATCTGGATTTACTTTAATTTCTTCATCATCCGTCAGAGGCATCCAGGACCAAAATCTTATTGCATATTCCTTTTCAACTTCACCTTCCTCTGCATCAAAATCAACAGATGGAGTTACCAGTTCCACACAGAAAGGATCTTTAAAAGCAATAGAAACTACCCTATCATTTTGATCTACTTTTGCTTGAACATCAGCAATGACTGTTTCTCCCGACTTCAGAAGAGCTAATTTAATCGACATAACTACAGTTTACCTCCCACTAGGATACCACAAAAAAAGGAAGGCGTCAAACCTTCCTTGATAATTTATACAGTTGGTGGAGTGAATGTTCTGACCAGTTGCGGTCGGACTAACGCAACCTTATCCCTGTTAACCAAGGCATCAATAGAGGTTTTGTAAGTATCCGTCATAATCCTGGGGAACAATCCAATTCCAATGATGGGAACCAAAAGACAACTAATGATGTAGATCTCTCTGGGTTCTGCATCGACAAGGTTTGTATGATTGACAAGTTCCAAGTTCTCTTTACCAAAGAAGATCTCTCGCAACATGGACAGAAGATAAATCGGAGTCAAGATCACACCGATTGCAGCAAGAACACAAATGAATGCACGGAAAGGAACAGAATACATCGTATCAGTTGCAAATCCAGCAAAGACCATCAGTTCACTTGCGAATCCACTCATGCCTGGCAATGCCAAGGATGCCATGGAACACACAACCCACATTGCAAACATAATCTTCATACTCTTACCAACTCCACCCATTTCAGCGAGTTCGAGAGTATGAGTTCGATCATACGTTGCACCAACCAGGAAGAACAAAGATGCACCGATCAAACCATGACTGACCATCTGGAGCATCGCACCACTCGTTCCGAGAGCACTGTAACTACCGATGCCAATGAGAACAAATCCCATGTGACTGATCGAACTATATGCGATCTTCCGTTTGAGATTCCTTTGTGCAAATGATGTCAATGCAGCATAGATGATGTTGACAACACCAAGAACGATAAGGACTGGAGCAAATACTGAATGTGCATCAGGCAATAGTTGACAGTTGAATCGCAGAAGTGCATATCCACCCATCTTGAGAAGAATACCTGCAAGCAACATGTGGACTGGTGCAGTTGCTTCACCGTGTGCATCAGGTAACCAAGTATGCAAAGGCACAATTGGAAGTTTGACACCAAATGCAATCAAGAATCCCGCATAACACCAGAGTTGGAAGTTCTTTGGGAAACCCTGATTCATCAGGTAAGTATATTCAAAGTTCGGAGCACCATTAGATGCCCAGAATCCCATTGCAAGTCCTGCAATAAGGATGAATAGAGAACTACCTGCGGTGTAAATGATGAACTTAGTCGCGGCATATTGGCGTTTCTTACCACCCCAGATCGCCAACATCAGATACACGGGGACAAGTTCCAACTCCCATGATAGGAAGAATAGAATAAGATCCTGAACTGCAAAGACTGCAATCTGACCACCATCCATCAATAGGAGAAGGAAATAAAACAGTTTGGGTTTGAATCTAAGAGGCCACGCAGCAAGTGCTGCAAGACTCGTAATAAAACTCGTCAGAAGGATCAGAGGCATCGATAGACCGTCGGCACCAACAGACCAGGTTAAACCCAGTTGAGGTAACCAACTAATCCTCTCAGACATCTGTAGACCGCTTACTGAGGGATCATATCCATTCAGATACCCTGCAACGGTAATTAGAAACGTGATTAACGTGATTGATAGTCCATACCACCGAACAACTTTCCCGTCTCCCTTATCAGGTAAAAGCGGGATACCAAGTGCGGCAGCAATTGGAAACAATATTGATAAACTCAACCAAGGCATAATATGGTTTACAAAGTTTCATTGTATATTATAACGCAAAAAAAGAGGGGTTGCAACTGGATTTTGCCAGTTGCTCCCCTGCGGCGACGATATTCGCTAGTATTTATTCAGGATGTATCATGGTAACATTGGCGAGAAAGTTGCCCAACTAAAAAGAGATAGTACCGATCCCAAGACTAGAGTTGAAACGGTTAAGTTCATTTCGTGCGATCTCCGTAGTACATAATTATATAGATTATACTGTATCAACATGATACAGTTCTGTATAAATCGGCACAAAAATCTGTCAGAAAATCATAACCAATCTTTTCTCTTATAGTGTTCTGGTACAACCTTGCCTAGTTTGATACTCAGTAACCCATCTTCAAAGCTGACTGATGCAATCTCCTGATCGTCTGAGATTGTCCATGCTCTCTTAAATGATCTTTGAGCAACTCCACGGTGGATGTACTGATGGTCATTCTTTTTGTCGTCTTTTGTCCCCTCGACAAAAAGTTTACCATATTCTGTGTAAACATTGACTTCATCTTGTTTAAATCCTGCGAGCGCTAATTCTAACACTGTCTCGACATTATTTAACTGTATCACATTATACGGCGGATAATTTTGCGTACTTTCGTGAACTTTAAAGAGTCGGTCAAAGTATTCATCCATTCCGATGCTGTTCTTATTCAATCGTTCTAAGAGCGCAGGAAGGTCTGACGCATTGAAGCGCATTAGGTCTGTCATGTGGTTCTCCTTTAATAAGCGAGTAACGTTGTGTGGACCCCGAAGGCATCCAGTACTATTTAATCAAAAAACGAAAAAAAGAGGTAGGGTGACAACCGTACCTCTTTATATGGGTTTCCGACTTTTGAAGCGACCGCACGAAAGATCGCAATATTATTTATGCTCGTTGTAGTGAAAGTTATAATCAGTCAAACCCATGAATAACTTATTTCTCATATACTTCACAAATTCTTGTTCATCTGCGGGTCTCCTGGGAGAACCTGGCCAGATTTCTAAGTAATGATCCAAAGCTCCATGAAGAGTACGAACTGCATTAATATCCAGATCAAAAGACATCATCCACCCATCTTCTTCTGGTTCTGGAAAATGCAGTTCTTCTTCATTCATGGTGTAGGTTTCTTTTTCTTACCGATATTATACTTGGATTCTAGAATCCAGTCATTCTTATCTTTATATGATAACACCTTTATCTGGTTTAGTGGTGCAACATCTAATACAGAATCTGGATTCAAGATAGTAATCAGTCCCCAATCAGACAGGAGATTGATGATACGATTCCTACGCTGCACATCATTAACAGTAAGATTAGCATGTTTGCCGTCCAATGCAAAGAGCTCTTTGAAGTGAACGATATAATACTTACCCTGTTTGTGCAGGATGTGACAAGATTGATAAATCTTTTTTTCTTT